TTAATTAGCAGCTTTAGGGTGCTTAGCAATAGCATCCTTTATGCCGTTGTTATGCTGCTTAGCATTATTGTAAACACCACAGAGGTGTTCAGCCATGAGACGCTGTAGATTCATATCATTATGAACCGCGTGCAGCATAGTAATACACGCGCCGAGGTCGCGTGAGAGCCACTTTTGAACGTTTTCAACAGTGATAGGGGGCACATCAGATCCTAGATCCGAAGTGCCATTAGATTGTGTTTTAGTATCCATAACACAATAGTAGTGACATTAGTGTCACTTAGCAAAGTAAATCAAGTAGATTACTTTGCTTGTCCCATTATGAGACATAATGAGTGCGGGGCAGAGCGAGCGCTTGAATACCTGTATAATCGCTGGCGGTCGTCGTCGCAAGCTCCTCCTCCCTGAGCTACCCAACAGCATGACGCGCTCTCTCTCGCCCCGCGCTCCTCGCTGGCTCGGAGCGCGGGGCTCGCGCACAGGGAAGAAATAAAAAAAATACATCGATAGATGTATATATATAAATAAATAAGGAGTCGAGACGACTTAAAATAAAAAGGCCGGCCCAGGTAGGATAGGGGCCGGCCAAAGACCACTCGTCAACGCCCTCGCCGGGCGGGCAGATTGCGCCAACAATTGTTCCGGCAGGCGGAAGCATGCGAGCGCAAGGGAGTGGGGAATACACTGGCTAGGCCGAAGCGGCCGGCGCAGGTGGAGTGGGGTTAGGGTTTGGAGGGAGCGCTGCTTTACGTGCAGCTTCTTCCGCCGCTAGACGATCAGATTCCTTCTTACGGACGTGCGCGGCGGTGGCCTTCAGAGAGTCAACCTTTTCCATCTGAATAACAATATCAGATTTAGCAAGCTTCTCAATATCACCGAAGCGCTCCTCATAGATACCGTCGTTTGTACCTGGAAGAGGTTCACGACGGATATAGCGTTTAAGGATTTCACGCAGAGAAAGGGATTGTTTAGGAACCCGAACTTTCGGGGTGCCAATAAAAGACTGTCCTTTAATATGGCGTGTAGGATAGTAGTGGACCATTAGTTAAACCCGAAGGTGTTTGGAGTACCGAAGTAAGGAAGTGGCCGGCGTACAGTCACATTGTTATGAACGTAGAGCCAAAAATTATCCGTATCATTTACGGCAAATATCTGCTCTTCAGTAGCAGAATCGAAACGGTTAAATAACTCACCGAGATTGGGAGGAGAAGAGAACACACGTGTCAATGTCCAGAACAAAAGAGTATCACGGAACTCGCCGGCATTAGTGTTACAAATATACTTCCAGTCAGCATAACGAGATTGGTAACCGAATAGAGGAACATCGCCCGAGGGGTCCTCAGTCAACGAAGTAGGATCGCAATAAATTTCAAAATCATGTACCTCTTGTTCGCCGAGCTTAGCGAAAGTAGGCCAAGGATAATCAAGAAAAGACTTGCGACGGAACATACGTGGAAGGCCCTGCTGATACGACGCGGGCGCCATAATAGAAGCAATACCGATAATAAAACCATGCTCTGTGCAATAGTAGTTGAAGCGATTAGTGTTACCGTAAGTAACGCCATGACCGCCCATGTTACCAAGCGGGACAGTACCAACGCCATCGCTAGACCAAGAAGTCGCAACGACTTCTGAAATAGTAACGGGAATACGACCGCCGCCGATATACTCGGGACGTTGAAGACGAGAATCCTGCGGCTTAACTCCGAAATGAGCCTGAGTAGATTCAGTGTACCGAGAACCACCAATAGCATTACGCTCGAGCCATACTTGAAGAGACATCGCGGAACGCAGATCATTAATAGTAATATCGCCAGAGTCAGCGGAGATAGAATCAATGTTGCGAACCTGACCAGGGCCGTTAGTGGAAGCGGATCCAGTAATGATAGTATTACCGCCAACAGCAGTGCCGAGAATATAATTTCCACCACCATCTAGGGGATCACTATCCTGACCAAAGACAGTAGTCTGAGGAGAATAATTAATGTCGGTGGAAGTAAAAGAGAGCGGGACCATAACGTCAACACCACGTTGAGTGAACGGGAGAGCCGAAGTAAAATAGTCGTGAGCATAAGAACGAACACGGACCTCAGCGAGATCATCGAATTGATCCTGAGGGCCGGAAACCATGGGCATGATCGGTTCCTGACCATCCGAAACAAAATTACGATCGCGATAGTACTCAGTATAGACGAACTGATAAGCAGCAAAGGGCATAGCGTCAACGTTGCAGCCATCCCAATTGCCAGCAACAGGATCAGTAACAAGAAACAACGGGCAGCCTAGATAATCAGGCAAACCAGATTTGCCCCACTGAGCAGGCTGCTCAGCGAGAGCATCACCGAGATGAATGTAAGGAGGAATAGGCGCAACGAGAGGATCAACGCCAACGCCAAGACGCCCTCCTGTAATGAACTCCTCCCAATCTTCCCATAACAGCCGATTAGGAACGAAAAAATAATGAACGTATAGCTCAATACGGTCATAGATAGGTGCTAACAGTGGAGCTAGCCGAAGAAGAATTTCCGACCCGCCACGAAACGTGTCGGACGGAACACATTCAGTCATCAAGATAGGAGTAAGACGACCCATACGGGTAGACAAACGCTTTTCGTGAGAGAGATCGAACTCGCTACGCTTAGGCTTCTGTAGTTGCACACTTTGAAAACCTGCAAAATTTCCCATAAATTAAATAGTTAAATTTTCTTTACACTTTGATTTAATGCGCTGGGCTAGGCGCTTAAGTTGAATAGCCCGATAGGCGAGGGGGTCCTTCTGCCGGCGCATCGCCGGAGAGCGAACCCACTTGACCGCGGATTTAAAAACCGCCTTCTGATCTCGTACCGCGATCCTGACGAGATCAATCTTGGAGAAAATTTTCGTCTTGTAATACCTTGGAAGGTGACGACGCTGGCCGAAAAGAATAGCGTAATTCTTACGACCGGACCGATGCCATTCAATCATATCACGAGACAAATACTTAGCCCCGAGACCGGGGCGACGAGACATCAGAGAAAATGGAGGAACACGCTTATGCTTCATTTTCCATCCTTTACCATTGACGATGTAACCGAGACAATACATGACAGAGGCATCGGTAACCTTACCGATATGCACATGACCTAGTGGCCAAGCGTCACGAATAACTTCATCAGAAACATTGCCAAAAAGCAAGACATGATAATGAGGACGATAAGTTTTAGAACCATATTCTCCAACTGCAAAATAACGAACCTTAGCGCCAGTACGGCGCACGCGTTTAAGCCAAAGCTGAACATCACGTTTGTCAAGCTGAGGGCTCCCAGCATTCCAATGAAGATGACCATCAGCGTAAGTAAGAGTAACGAACTTTTTAACATCATGATTAAGGCCCTCATAGTGCAAACGCAACGCCCAGTCTGAGCGCAGAGTAGCACAACAGAATGCACAACGTCCGCAAGGAACGAGCATATCCTGCTTACCTAAGTAAATTGGTTTTTGGCATTCCATGATCTAAATAGTAATAGACTTCAACACGGCGATTGCGTTTAGAGCTAGACCAAAGCAACGGGGTCGATATACGAACCCGTTGCACGACATCCAGAAAGCGGCCTCCGGCCGCTCGACCTAGATTAGAGACGAATTCCACCACGGGCCATCCGATAAGTGCGTAAAGATTTACCACGACCGCGACCGCGGCGTGAACGGCCACCACGACGGCGGCCACGACCTCTAGAGTATCTCATAAAAGTTTCATTAAAAGAAGTTGAATAAATTGTAAAATATGCTGCGGAGTAATTTCCGCGTCAGTCATCCACTTTTTCTGGACTTCGAGAATAGCATTCTGGAATTCCTTACTCTGTAGAACCTGGGCCTTGATATTAGCATCAAGGGACCCAAGCTTGAAGCGCTGCTCGAGAAGATCGAGCTCAGCAAATAGCCGCTTCTCGCCAAACTTAAGACCAGATTTAAAATCGACGGAATTCTGGAAAGTACTTTCCATGCCTTTAAGGGCAGATTCAGAAGCCTTGATTTCAGCCGAAGATTTCAACGCGTCAATGATGGCGTTATAGGCACTAGCATTAAGAAGAGGGTTGCGTTCAAGAACACGTGCTTGCAGCTTATTCAGCTGAGTAAGCACACCAGTCTGACGCGTTTTCGCGTCAGTAGCTTGAACTTGAGATTGAGTCAGCATAGCTTGATTAAGCTGAGGAGAGAGCAGCGCAGTAGCGCTTTGATAGTCGGTCTTTTGAGTCTCCGGATATTGGAGAGGAGCCGACTGATTACCGGGGTTGCCTTGACCATACACAAGGTTAGGGTTCATCCCGGCTTGCTGATACCGCGACATTTGATTAGCGGGAGAGTTGTACTCTAATTGCATCTGCAAGTACCGCTCATTCGCGGAAGCCTGAGAGGCAGAAAGGGCGGCATTCTCTTTAGCTTGCTTACGTTGGCCAAGCCAATTCGCAAGCCAGCCGCCGGCAATAACAGCAAGAGGTAAGATGGGGAACGGCATTAATTAGCAGCTTTAGGGTGCTTAGCAATAGCATCCTTTATGCCGTTGTTATGC